GAATAATAGGGAACAGAAGCACCGCTGCCACGTTTGCCAAATGTATACAGCCAGTCTTCGTATCGGTGGCGACATATACATTTGTGACGATTGTAATATGATTTTTTTCTATGACTTGAAAACCATTTCTGAAAAATTGCAACGATATGCCGTCGCAAAAGAATTGGTTCTCAAACTGAAGATAACGCTTCGGGTTGCACTAGGTGTCGCGAAGGGAACAAGATCGCTGCAACATGAGGTTCAAAAAAAACGCCTAAAGGAAAGAGAGGCTTCGGGTAAGAGTAATGACGCTTTCTGTGTTTCGCTAAGAAGAAAAGGCCATTTTAACCCATGAAAGCGACGTGCAGAGATCCAGACTGGAGCGGTGAACATCAACCCCCGCATTGTGAGCACGCCTTGAATCATCGAAGCCCAGTAGATGCATATGGACGGAAAACGCGAAAATGATTACTGTGACAACAAGAGGTAAGGGATGAGAACGAAAGGAACAAAAGAAGCCGTTAAATTGCTGGCGGCGACCTTGGCGAATTTTTCGATAGCCGGTTTCACCCTTGGCATCTACCAGCAGGATACTCTTGGACTCGTGACGGGCTGCTACTCGCTTGCCTTTGCACTGGTTCTTGCATGGAGGGTAGAAGAATGATGTGGATCATCATGATAGGAATCATCACCGTCGTTGGCGGCATCGGCCTCTGGCTTACCCGCAAGCACTCCTGACCAAAACCCGTTGACTGAATCAAGGCGACTCGAAAGAGCCGCCTTTTTTAGTGCCTAGCCCCATCGAAAAGCCCGGACATGCGCCGGGCTTTTTCATTGGGTTTGGGACGCCAAGCCAAACATCAAAACGAGGGTATTTCCATGTGTTACGGCACGAACTGCGGACGTGAAGGGGCTTTTGAACCTGCTATCACCCGGAAGACTGCATCGAACGCGCTCTTGACCGCGATGCGGAAGAGAACCTTGCCGCGCGGCTGGCACGCGACACGGCCCTGAGCCGGGAGCATTTCCCCTGCCCCAACTGCCTTGAGCAGGGGGAACGGCATAGCCTCACCTATGAAAACGGCCTGTTCACCTGCCCGGAATGCGGCGGGGAATGCGACGCGGCGGAACTCATCGCGCTCTATGATGATATACGCGCCGGGCATGTCTCCGATGCCGAAGTCGTCGGCCTGTGGATTGAAAAGCTCGACGCAAGGAGGGTCGCATGAGCGCCGCCATCTTCTGCCCGCACTGCAAGCTCAAGTACGACAAGGCCGTGAGGCTCAGGAGGCACCGCGACTTCTGGATCTGCTCGTCCTGCGCGGAATACTACACCGCCGAGACGCTGGCCACGGCGTGCGAGAACGCCGCACGGTCGTTTCTGGCAAAGGCCAACTACCTTAAAATCATGGCACGGAGGGCGGCGGCATGAAGATCGACATCTGGAAAAGGCCGTGGCTGGCGGTGCTCCTCCTGTTCCTCTGCTTTCTGCTCGTGGGCTATTTTGAGCGGCAGGATCAGGAACTCTTTGAACGAATGGCCCCGTTCACGGAGGCAATGCGATGAACTGGACGGACGACGCTTACCCCGAACTTGATGGGGACTGGACGGACGAGGAACTCATGATCGCGGCGGGCAATGCCGCCTTTGCGCGGAACCGGCGCAAGCACACGGAAACGGAAGAAGGCGGGGAGTAAGTATATGTGCGATACCCATAGCGAACAGATCAACGAACTGGCGAAGGCCCTTGCCGCCGCGCAGGGCGAGCTTGAACCCGCAGAAAAGAACTCCACCGCCGCCGTCGGGAAGGAGGGAAAGCTCAAGCGCAAATACGCTGACCTGACGGCGATGATCGACGCCGTCCGCAAGGTGCTTCCGAAGTACGGCCTCTCCATCGCGCAGATTGTCCTCCCCTCGGAAGGGGTTGCGCACGTCAGGACGATGCTGATGCACGAGTCGGGGCAATGGCTGGCATCGGAATGCAGGATGCCATACGACAATACAGGCTCCAAGAACGCCATCCAATCAATGGGAAGCGCCATCACCTACGCCCGGCGCTATTCCCTTTCGGCGTTGGTCGGCGTGGTGGCCGACGACGATGACGACGGGGAAGGCGCATGGAGGCGGGACGATGACCGGGAACAGCCCCGGCGTAACGTTCCCGAGCCAGCCCCTCAGCCCAAGCCCGAGCGCGTGGATCTCGCCGCCCTCGCCAAGGAGTTGAGCGAAGTGCGGGACGGTACGGGGTTCGTCGCCTGTTACAACCGCCATCGGATTACCGAGGGACACCCCGACTACGAGGCGGTCAAGAACATGTTCGGCAAGAAGCGCCGGGAGATCGAGGCCAAGGCCGAAGCCGAAGCCGGAACCCCGCCCGAATTCGTGCCGCTGGACGCCGTGATCGCCGCCTTTGAAGCGGCGGAAACCGTAACCGCGCTCAAGGAGGCGGCAACCCGGCTCGGCATCCCGGAAAACCATCCGGACAGTGGGGCCATCTACGCCGCCTACCGGGAACGGCAGCGCAAGATCGAAGCGCAGGACAAGGAATGCGCCGCGTAACAACAGCCCCGCCCTGATAATCAGGCGGGGCTTTTCTTTCCCTCAGCAGGAGATTGTATGAGCAGCCTCAACAAGGTGATGATCATCGGAAGGCTCGGGCGCGATCCCGAGATGCGCTACACCCAGGCCGGAAAGCCCGTATGCAGCCTGAACGTGGCTACGGATGAGGGCTACACCAACGACCGGGGCGAGAAGGTCGACAAGACGGAATGGCACAAGGTCGTCTTTTGGGACCGGCAGGCCGAAACCTGTTCGCAGTACCTCGCCAAGGGGAGCCTCGTGTTCATCGAGGGCAGGCTCTCCACCCGCAAGTATCAGGATCAGCAAGGGCAGGACCGCTACGTCACCGAGATTCAGGGGCAGCGCGTCCAGTTCCTCGACCGCAAGGCGGACGGCGACGGGCAACAGGGCCGACAGGGAGGCGGACGCCAGACACAGAGGCGGCACTCCGCCGACTATGAAGACCTCGGCCCCGCCTTCCCTTCCGAAGCCTCCGGCCTCGATGACGTGCCTTTTTAGGCAAAACCAATAGGATAGAATATGGCACAGACCGCAGAAATTCTGGAAGCCCTCCCGCCCGCGCAGGAGCAACCCGCCGGGCTCGCCCTGCTGGACCTGAACGTCACCGCGACGCCGTTGGTCATCACATGGGACAAGGACGCCGTGTCCACGCTGTTGGATACCGTCCTAGCCCAGTATGCGGGGCTGGAGGTACAGGAAGCCGACGTGCCCGCCATCAAAAACGAAATGGCGGGGCTGAACAGGCTCAAGGAACGGATGGACAACGCCCGGAAGGACATTAAGCGGCGGATTGCCGGGCCGCTGGACGGGTTCGACGCCGAGGTCAAGGCGCTGATCGCCCGCATCGTGGATGCCCGCGCTGCGCTGGACACGCAGGTCAAGGACTTCGAGCGGCGCGACCGTGAAGGCCGACGCGCAGCCGTCCAGTGTGTCGTCGACAACATCAAGAGCTGTGAAGGTGTGCCGGAACTGGACATCCCCATCAACCCTTCATGGCTGAACAAATCCACGAGGCAAGCCGAGATCCACGAGGATATCAAACGGATCATCGCCGCATACAAGCGGGAGTGCGAAGAAACCCGCCGGATGGAACAGGCCAAAGCCGACCGCATCGCGCTGGTGGAGGCCACGGCAAAGGCTCAGGCGGAACAACACGGTTTCGCGCTTCCCCTGTCGAAGTTTGCGGCCTGCCTGACGCCGGACATTTCCGGGGAGGACGCTGCGGGCATCATCGGGCAGGTGTATGCGGCGGAAGCCGAGGCCCGCGAAGAGAGCAGGCCTACCCCCGTCGTCAAACCTGCGGAACCGCGCCCCGATTCGTTCATTGAGCAGGAGGAGGGGTTCCCCTTCGCCCCGCCCGTGAACGTGGCTTGTACCCTGACCCTCAGCGTCAAATACGCGCCGAAGTATGAGGACACCGTACAGGAGGCCCTTGCCATGCTCCGCACGGTCGGCATGGTCACAGTTTTCTAATCCTCCGGCGCCCACCTCCCGCGCCGTCCCCATAGAGCCCGCCGGGGGGCATGTACCCCGGCAAAGGACTTTTCATGAGTCAGGAACAACAGGACGCCACGGATTACGTCCGCGTCACCCTCACCATCCATGAGTTCTCCGAAGACGGCGAATGCTGCATCGTCTCGGACAAACACGGCCACGGCACGGAACTCTCTACCGACGCCTTCCTGCATGACGCCGAGGACATAGACGTGGGCGACACCATCGCCTGCGACATCCTGCGCGAGGCGTGGGAAGACACCGGGCTCATCCCGGACGATGCGGGGCCGCATGACGTCCGCGCCTGCGGGCGGGAAAACATCGAGGTGCTGGTGGATCTCACCGATGAACAGCTCCTTGATCTGGGCTCCGAAATGGCGGACGCCCTGCGCGAACGCGACAAGCTGGAAACGGAACTGCTCGCCGTGAAGAAGGACTACAAGGCAC